ATGGATTGGTTCCCACAAGGTAACCAAAGTGTCTTTTGGCAAGCAATGCTTGACAATGACAATCACGATTTAAAAATCAATATCAAACCAGGTGGTCCAAAAGTACATACCACTGCACAGGTTGCCGCAGGTTCAGTTGAATTTGGACTTCAAGCATCTGATTCAGTAATGGCCGCCAACGCCAAAGGTGCAGGTCTTGTTGCAATTTTTGCCAACCTTGACCACGTGCCATATACACTTGTATTTCATCCTGACCAAGGGATTAAAACTGTTAAGGATCTTGAAGGTAGAAGATTTGCCGTTAAGATGGGTGTAACATATTGGAAATGGGTAAAAGCAGAATACGGTGTAACTGCACAAGAATTCCCACTTAAAGGTGACTTAGGATTGTTTGCTAGGGAAAAAGAAATGTTCCAACAGGGCTATTCACTTTTTCTTCCTGCTAGACTCGCCGCCAAAGGTGTGCCAACAGATCAAATTAAATTGGTAGACTTAGGCTACAGACCTTACAGTACTCTTTTCACAACACAAAAGATGATTGACGAGAACCCAGAACTTGTACAAGAAGTTGTGGATAGACTGCGAGCGGCATTTGTAAAGTCACTAAACAATCCGGATCCAACTGCTGACCTTATTCTTTCAAAATCAAAGAAAGTAACTAGAGATATTCATATGAATGCTATTGAGCTTATGAAGGCTGAATTTTTACCTAAAGACTACAGCAAACTAGGTTGTATGAAGTCAGAACGTTGGGACGAATTAGCAGGACAACTAAAACAAGTTGATATGGTTCCTGCAGACTTTGATCCTTCAGCGAGTTACAATTTATCTTTTATGGGCAACTGCGAATAAAAGGTAACTGCAATGATAGGAATTTCCAAAGTTAGTAAACACTTTGATGAAGTTCAAGCATTAGCAGAAGTAAATTTAGATATTGCCACAGGCGAGTTCATTTCTATAGTTGGACCTTCAGGCTGTGGCAAATCTACACTACTAAGAATAATTGCTGATCTAGTGCCAACTGATGGAAGTGTTACCAAACCCAAAAAGGGTGCATTTGTATTTCAAGACAGTGCATTGTTACCATGGCGTACCGTACAAGGCAATGTAGAATTGCTGATGGAACTGGAACACACAGATAACAAGAGAGCCAAAGCCGCAGTAGCTCTAAAACAGGTAGGCCTAAATGGTTTTGAACGTTCATACCCACATCAGTTATCAGGCGGTATGAAAATGAGATTAAGCCTTGCAAGAAGTTTAGTATTAGATCCCGAATATATTTTATTAGATGAACCATTAAGTGCAGTAGATGAATTAACAAGAGAAGTACTGCAAGAAGAATTATACGACATGTGGACAAGAGACAAGTTCACTGCAATACTAGTAACCCACAACATAGCTGAAGCAGTATATCTAAGCAACAGAGTTGTTGTGATGTCACCCCGACCTGGCAAAATTACAGACATTGTAGATATACCATTTAATAAAAGAACACCAGACATTAGAAGTAAACCACAATTTAGTAAAGTTGTAAATGATATAGCAGGAAAGTTAAGAACATGGAAATAAAAAAGATCATACCACCTGCATTGATATTAGCTTTGTTTTTAGGAGGTTGGCACATTGGTGCGTTGATATACGATATGGCTTTTATATTGCCTACTCCTTTTGCCGTTGCAAAACAATTTGTAGCCGACTTTGAAATAATTATGATAGGACTAGGACTTACATTTAGAGCCGCCTTCACAGGCTATGTAATTGCAATATTGATAGGCATAACTGTAGCTACAATAATGAGTCTTAACAAAATTTTAGAACGCAGTTTATATCCTTATGCAATACTATTACAAACTGTACCAGTGGTTGCTGTTGCACCATTGATTGTATTATGGTTTGGGTTTGAAATCAAAAGCATTATTATTATCAGTATTATTATTAGCTTATTTCCTATTATCAATAATACACTTTTAGGATTAAACAGTACAAACAAAACACTTGTTGAACTATTTAAATATCACAAAACTAACAGCATTACAAATTTTATAAAATTACGTTTCCCTGCCGCAATTCCTAACATTATTGCAGGACTTAAAATCAGTGCAGGACTTAGTGTAATTGGTGCTATTGTTGGAGAATTTATTATTGGCTCAGGCAGTGAAGATGGAGGCTTAGGAGTGCAGATTATATATGCACAAGCAGAATTAGAAACAGCTCTAGTAATGGCTTTGATACTTACAGCCACAGGACTAGGCTTTGCATTTTTTATCACGGTACAAACTATTGGTTGGTACTTGATGCGTAAATGGCATGAATCAGAAATGAAAGGAAGTTAAATGGACAAAGTACCTGTAATAGATATCAGTAGAGATCCTAAAGTTGTACACGAAGAAATAGATGAAGCATGTAAAAAGTGGGGATTCATTGTTGTAAGCGGACATGGAATAAGCAAAGATCTTATTGATAGAATGTTTAGTATCAACAAAACATTTTTTGATCAGCCATTAGAACATAAAGAACAGTTTCAAAATATGGAGCATGGTAGAGGTTATTACAAAGTAAGAGCAAAGGCACTTGCTAAAACATTAGGTATTGAAGATGCTCCACCTGATGAAAAAGAAACATTCAGCATGGGTCAGGAAGGCATTCCAGGAGATCCATATTACGAAACAGAAGGTGCAAAGGGTTTCTTCTATCCCAACATCTGGCCCAATGCAGATATGAAAGCAGTCTATGAAGAGTACGATAAGATGTGTGTTGATCTATCACAACGTTTATTAGATCTAATGCATTGTCCTTTACGCAGTGACAAACCAATCAGTAATTTGATTGTGCATAACTATCCTAAACAAGATGTATCGCCTGAAGGTATAAGAGCAGGTATGCATACAGACTTTGGAAGTCTAACTTTGTTATTGACTGAAGACAAACCAGGTGGACTACAGGTAATGGGGTTAGATGATCAATGGCACGATGTAAAGCCGTTACCATACACTTTTATTGTAAACTTGGGAGACCTTATGCCACGTTGGAATCCTGAATGGCGTAGCACATTACATAGAGTTACTAATCCTCCAGTAGGTAGTGAGTCAAGACGCATGAGTATTGTATACTTTCATGCACCTAATTATGAAACAGAAGTAGACGGTACAACGTCAGGCGAACATTTAATGATGAAATTTGGTAAAAACAAAAACTTGGAGATACAAAATGACAACAGTAGCTCGTAGAAAACTAGGACTTACACATTACGATAATAGAACGGCAGGTGGTTACACATTGTTTGCACCACAAACAGGTGGCGGTAGAGTGCCACTGATTGATGATGGAGGTGAACTGGTGCATGAATGGAACATGCCAGTTCGACCAGGTCGTGATGCTGTGATATTACCAAATGGTAACTTAGGATACAATGGCAGTCATAATACCAGTGTTGATCTGTATCCACCTTGGGATATTTGGCATGGCGGACATTTTATGGAAGCAGATAGCAAAAGCAATATTGTTTGGGAGTATGAAGATCCTTATGCTCATCACGATGCACAATGGTTAACCCATGGATTGCTTTATGTTGCCGCGGCTGATTACAAAGATGGTCGTTACAGTGACGTGGTTAGAATAATTGATCGCCAGGGCAACGTGACATGGGAATGGTGTGCATGGAAAAAACTTAGCGAAAAGAATTGGCCTGTACATGAAGGTATGCCAGACAACCATTGGCCCATGATTAATGGTGTGCATTTACATGACAATATTGTATACATGAGCTTGAGGAATACTTCAGGTATAATTGGTGTACACATAGACAGCAAAGATATTGTTTGGCAAAAGAAATGGCCAGATGTAGCACAACAACATTGTCCTGTTGTAACTGATAAAGGAACATTAATTGCATTTTGCAATGGTAATATTCGTCCGCCTAGTGTACATCATAGTAGAATAGTAGAATTTGATTTAGTGACTAAAGAAATGGTCTGGAGTTACGTGGACGACATGCCTCCAGCATTTTTCAGTCCCTATATGGGTAGTGTGCAAAGACTTTGGAACGGCAACACATTTATTTGTGAAAGTGCCTTTGGTAGACTTTTTGAAGTTACTGCACAAGGCGAAACAGTTTGGGAATATGTGATTCCTGACTTTGCCGAATACCCGGAACCGCTCAATAAATTTATAACTGGTAAACAAAATTCTTGTTTTAAAGCACATAGATACAAAAATTATTGACATGTGTGTAAATTTATTGTATACTATAATTAAATCTATAAAGAGGAAGGCTTACATTGAGTATGAAAATTATTTCAGGTAACGCCAATAATAAATTGGCACAAGAAATTGCAGAACATTGTTTTGCAAATCTAGTCCCAGCGAACATTAGCACATTTGCTGATGGCGAGACTAGTGTAGAATTTTTAGAAAATGTTAGAGGGCAAGACGTTTTCATTGTTCAACCAACATGTACACCCGTAAATGATAGTTTAATGGAACTTATGGTGATGACTGATGCCGCCAGACGTTCTAGTGCAGATAGAATAACCGCAGTTATACCTTACTTTGGTTATGCTAGACAAGATCGTAAGAGTGCTAGTAGGACACCTATAACTGCAAAACTAGTAGCAAATTTAATTGTTACTGCTGGTGCAGATAGAATTCTTACAATGGATCTTCATGCTGGTCAGATACAGGGTTTCTTTGATATACCTGTGGATGATCTTACCAGCAGGGTGGTTTTCTCTAAAGACATTAAACGGACTATAGGTATTATTGATGATCCTGACGTTGAACAGGTAGGCACAGTATTTGTATCGCCAGACGCAGGTGGTGTAGTCCGTGCAAGAAAGTTTGCAGATATGTTTCATGGAGACATTGCAATAGTAGATAAACGCAGACCAGAAGCAGGCAAGTCAGAAGTAATGAATCTAATAGGAGATGTAAAAGGCAAACATGCTATACTCGTAGATGATATAGTTGACTCTGGTGGTACACTTTGCAATGCGGCAAAAGCAATTATGGATGCGGGTGCTTTAAGTGTCCGTGCTTATATTACACATGGAGTATTGACCGGAGAAGCATGTCAAAAGGTAGAAAAGAGTGTACTTGCAGAATTAGTTGTGACAGATTCTATCCCTAATAGATGTCCTAAGGGTTGTAAAAAAACAAGACAGGTTTCTGTATCTGAATTGTTTGGCGAAGCAATAAGACGTGTTCACAATGAAGAGTCAGTAAGTAGTTTGTTTGTCTAAATTTTTCTGTAAACACACAAATTGTTTATTAAAATGAGTAGGAAAAAATAATTTCCTTGCCTTTGCAGAGTATTCACATCTAGGTTTATGATTAAATGTTGCTACATGTTCTGTAGTAATTGATCCGTCATTCAAGGCTGTAACAAGTATCAGAATCCAATCTTTCATTACATTGCTTCACTAATATTTGTGTGATATGCAATTATATCATGATCGCCTATTGAGTCAAACTTTCTCGCTTTGATTCCTGCCCACATACCTTTACACCAGTCTTTAAATCCTGGTTTACCTATTTTATTATCGCTTGTAATATAATGCATAGTACCGTGATGTCTATACCCCATTATCCATAATGGTACTTTGGTAACTATATCATTATTATTTCTCCAGCGATGATGTGTTACGTCAAGGCTTTCAACATATTTTTTCCAACCTACTCTTGGAGAACCATATGTATAAAGTTCGACAGGATCATTTAGTTCATCATTAAATTTCGCTCTTGACGCCATTATTGTTGCCATTGCTCCGCCCAAGCTGTGTCCACAAAACCATAAGTTTTTCTTTAGGTTTGTCTTTCTGTTTATATCTTCACATACCATTGGCCAAAGTTCATCTACTTCTTCTTTGAATCCTTTATGTACTCTACTAATGGTTTCTGACATAACAGGTATAGCTTTTAAGTCTGCACTAATATCATTCCAACAAGTAGGTTCTGTTCCTCTACATGCAATTACAAGATCCGTTTTATTCATAAATCTGTATGCTTGAGCACCTTCCCTATCGTAAAACTCAATTGTTGAAAAACCTAATTTTTTTGCTTGACTTTTAGCTTTGTCAATGTTATAGTAAGCGATCCTTGCTAAATTAGCAAACAAAAGAGATCGATCTTTAAAGTTTAATGAAATTATGTCCATTGCCCTGCTCCTCATTATTATAAACATATTTATTATCACGCTAAATACAAATATAGGGTAGATGCCATGAGAAAACAAACTAGAACAATACTACAAGAACTTAATTCATTAGCTTTAAACAAGCCGAACAGTGACTTATTGATTGAAACAACTGCTGATAATATAATTAAAAGCAGTATAAACCTATTAAACCTAATAAATGAAACATATGACGCTCACACTGCTAATGAACTAGAACGCAGATTTTTAAATTCTATCAAGTCTGGGGATCCAAGAAAGTTCAAACGTGGTGTGCAAAAAATTATAGAGAGTAAAAAATGATACTTAAAGAAGGTGGTAATATATTTAAGGATCCTGAAACAAAGGAACCTTTAACACAAAGGATTAACAAAGAAGATGTTATTCCTACTTTACAATGGCTTGAAAAAATCACCAATCTACCTCATGAAGACTTTATGCTAGGCACCACTGGTAAAAAAGACACTAGTGGTGACCTAGATGTTGCAGTCAATCAAGAAGAAGTTACAAAAGATGATCTTGTGCAAAGATTAGTAGCTTGGTGTAAACAAAATGGAAAAGATCCAAAGCAATGGATTAAGAAGTCTGGTATATCTGTACACTTCTTTACACCTATTAGAGGTGACGAAGCAAACGGATTTGTTCAAACAGACCTTATGTTTGGTGATCCTAACTGGATGAAATGGAGTTTACGTGGAGCAAGTGGTGATAGTCCTTATAAAGGACAACATAGACAGATTTTAATGAGTAGCATAGCATCTGCACAGGGAATGAAATGGTCCGCCAATGTAGGATTAATGGATCGTGAGACAAATGAAATTATAAGTAAAAGTCCTGTAGAAATTGCAAAGAAACTGTTAGGACCAAATGCACAGCAAGATGACTTAGAATCAGTAGAAACTATTATAACTAGAGCAAAAACTTTACCTAACTATGAAGAGCTGGTAGCTGATGCTAGAGAAACATTTAGTAGAATGAATTTAACATTACCTGAAAGCAGAAGCAAAGAAATAGAAAATGCTCTGAATTTAGATAGAATAAGAGAGTTAGCAGGATTATGAGATTCCACGAATTTAAATTAACAGAGTCAAAATTATTTGAAGCTGAAGCTCGTATTCAACATGCTGAAGATGTTGTTTTCTGGGAAGGTTCTAAAGGTGCGGCTAGAGCTATAGAAAGTTTAAAGAAACTTGAGCAAGGAGGACATAATGATGTTACAATCAAATGGGATGGATCTCCCGCAATCATTTTTGGACGCGATGTTGATGGAAAGTTCGTGTTTACCGACAAGAGTGGATTCGTCAAAAAAGGAGGAGTTGAGAGAGCAACCAGCGGCGCTGACCTTGAACAATTCTTACTTAACCGCGGTGGCGGAGCAAACAAGGATAACCCAGACCGCATAGCATTTGCCGGAAAGATGAAGCAGGCATTTAAATTATATGAACGTGCAACACCAAAAGATCATAGAGGATATTTCAAAGGAGACTTGTTATATTACACAACTCCGCCTTTAAAAAATAATACTTTTGTTTTTACACCTAATATTGTAACTTATACTGTAGATGTTGATAGTGACATTGGAAAACGTATACAACAAAGCCAATCTGGTATTGTTATACACAGACAGTTAGACGAACAAGGAAATGAAAGTGCTATTACAATAGATCCTAATACATTTTTTGAAGGCAATGATGTGTTGGTATTTCCTCCAGTCACAGTCACAAAAGGTCCGCAAATTATAGATAAAGAAATACAAGAATTACAAGCCATAGTTTCTAAAAATGCATCTGCAATGGACAAGTTGTTAGATAAAAATACATTGGCTGGTCTTAAACTAAGTGACTTTAGTGATGTGCTTTACAAGTATGTTAATCAAACCAATATGAAAAGTGATTTTGTACAATGGTTAGGCACAAGTAATGTTAGTAAGGTAAAACAACAAAGAATCATAGAATACATCGGACAAAACAAAGCAGGATTTGACGCTTTGTGGCAAGTTGTATCTGGCATCCAAAAGGTTAAAAATGATATAATCAACCAATTTGATAACCATGATGCTGATGTTAAGGCAAGTATAGGCGATAACCCAGGCGGAGAAGGATATGTGTTAGCTCACCCACAAGGTGATATAAAACTTGTAAATAGAAGTGGATTTACTGCCGCTAATAGAGCAGTACAAAGATAAGGAAAAAACTATGAAACTAAAAGACATAATGAAAGAAGGCGACTTTGACGATTTGGGTCTAAAAAATTATGGTAAAGAACTAGACCAAGACGACACAGGAGCAGGTTTTAAGAATGACTCAATGTTTGAACAGTTAGGTAAAATCCTTGATAGTGCTGGAAATCCAAATCCTATTAAGCATGTTATGACAGATGACGGTGAAAAAGTTGAAGTATCACCTCAACAAGCAAGAGTGCTTAGACAACTGTTAACTGCTGAAGGTGTAAAGCCTAACGTAAAGATGCAGTTTACAAAGGATATCCAAAACAGTCAAACACTACATGATTTCGTAGATGTAAAAGATTACCACAAGATGGGTCAAATTTTCATGCAAAAGTATATGTAAGATGGAATTTATAAAAGAGATTACAGAAGCTAGAATGACACGTGATAGTTCAAACCAAAGGGTTTTGACCTATACCGATTGTTGTGAGCGGACTTATCTATCTCTTTTAGCACTAGAGTTTATGAGAAACTTTCCATCTTACACTTCTTTTGTGCAAGATTATTGTAAAAAATCAAGACATCATAATTACCAACATTTTAAAATAAGTGGCACTGATCTATATAATTTAATTTACTTTATACGAGGTGACGAACATGCTCTAGGAAAACTAAAAGATCCCGGAGCCGCAAAAAGGATGCAGGCATCAATAGCTTGGCCAAAGAATGATGTTGCAGACTTTTTAAGTAAAGTAGGTAGTGGCTTAAAACCTACAAATGTTAATCAAATGTTTATACGTTTAGAGAATGGGTTAGATATACCTAATACAGATTATAAAAATAATAGACGATCTTTAACAAATTTTTCAAGACTTTCTAACAACGACAAAAAAACTCTAGCAACAAGAATACTATATGCTTTACGTGCTAAATTAAGAAACAGTGATATTATAGATGACTTTTCTAAACTAGTTGCTGGTAAGGGCTTAGAAAGTAATTGGGTAGATGACACAGAACCAACAGTAAGTAGTCCAGATATAAAACCTACCACTAGTGCTGACTATGTATATTACCGCCTATTAGCTAAACCAGAAAACTTAATATTAATAAAAGGTTTCCTTGAATATATGAGAGCAGGAAAACCTATACCAGGAAACATGGTACGTGCATACCAACCAGTAGCACAAGCAATGGATGACATTGTTCGTGCAGGCCCATCTTACATCAATATGTTAAGATCTATCCAAAATCGGGCCAAAAACAGCGTAAAAAGCTAAAAATACCTATTTTCACTAAATACATATGTAACAACTTCACTGAGCGTGAAGGCTATTTTACGATAAGGAGAAAAAAATGGCAACAGTAACAAGAGTAAATGGCTTAGGCCATGCACACGGGACACTGTATTCAACAGCAAACCTCGACTTTTACGCAATTGACACAAAAGCAACACTTGCTTCACAAGGCGGAATCGGCGGAGCAATTGAAGCAGTTATGCAAGAGTGTCAAGCACTTATGCATGTTTCATCTGGAACAGACGGATTCATCGGCATTATCGTTGATGGACACTCAACTAGTGCGGCAGATCTTCAAGCAAGAGTACGAGCATTAGGTACAGTGAATGGATTTGATCTATCAAGTTCAACCGTGGCATTACAAACTAACCTATTCGATATTGCAGACGCATAATCGTAGATTACTTACATAATAGGAGAAGAATATGGCAACAGTAACAAATACAAACGGAATCAGCAGATCAGGTAGTGGTAACGGTCCAAGAACCAGAATCATTAACCTTGCTAAATCAAACATGACTGAAGCAGAATTAACTGCGGCATTGAAATATCTTGCGGCAGGTGATGTTGCAGGCACTAACGATGCTCACACAATCGCGGCAGTAGCTCCATTGACAGAAAACGGTGTTTTCACAGGTGGAACAACTGATAATGTTCAAGTTATGATCCAAGGTACAGGCGCATTTACAGCGGCTTCTAACTTTGGTATTGGCTCAACAGGCGTTACATCATCATTGTTAGCTGATTTCCACGAAGGTTATTAATTAACACCCTAAGGGGGAATTATAAAAAGGGCGTTCATATTTTGTTCGCCCTTTTTTTTTGATCATTAAATAGTTGCATGGAGAGAATACAAATATTCACTGTGATCGACATGACAGAAACAAATGTTGGTCGTAGTGGAGAAGCCAAGCAACGTAATCAACAAGCAAATTACAACACAGTGGTACAAACAGCAGGTTTGCGAGTTAATCCTATGCCTATATCATTAGAATCTAAAGTAGGTGTTGTTGATGGGATAGGCTTTGGATCATCTATAAAAGACAAGCAGAGATACTGGGTATTCACATTTCAGCATGAATTTGAAAATGCTCTCAATATAGATCAGCTTAAAGACGATTTTGATCTAGTACCAGTAATTACTGGATTAGATGAAACTGCTATGATAAATAATTCTGCTTTTAGAACGAAAGATAGTGTTGAAACTAATATTGTTTTTAAGTTTGTAGATAAAGAAAATTTAGGCACAGATAAATAAATTATATAGAGAATAGGCAATAGTATTACGGCAAACATTACATCTTACTAGGCATTAGAGATTAGGCCCCGTCCAAGAGACAAAAGGAACGGAGAGAAAGAGATGGCAAGAGCCACTGAACTAGAAAAAGAAAATTTAGAAGCACACGTTGACTTATGCCAACAGAGGTATGAAGCATTGGAGGGTCGTCTCACAAAAATTGAAGAAAAAGTAGAGCATATCCATAATGATATGATTCATGGCAACAAAGCTATGATTAAAGTTATGATAGGTGCCGCCGGCACAGTAGTTGCAGGACTGCTATCCACTATCGTAGTTATCCTTATAAACGTACAATAAACATAAATACGTTATGCGTATAAAAGAATTTGCCCTTGTGGCTGAAAAACAAGTATGGGCTAAAAGAGGTCAAAGCGTTGTAAGAAAGTACAGATGTACTTCTGGCAATAGAAAAGGCCGTGTCGTTGCACAGGTTTCACAGTGTTTTAAGGCTCCTGATATAAAGAAAAGGATAACACTTAAAAAGACCAAAGCAAGACTTGGACCGAGAATGGCTAGAAAGGCACGCAGAACAAAACGCATGAATCCTGTGTCGCGTAGAGTTGCGACACTCAATAAGGCGGCAAGATGATAGTACAAGAAGTAACAAGAGTTTGGGCTAGAACTGGCGGAAAGCAAACAAGAAAGTATAGATGTACACACGGACATCGTAAAGGCCGTGTAATGAGCAGTCCATCTGCTTGTAATGCTCCGATTAATGTTAAAAAGAGTGCTTCAATGGGAGCAACCAGAGCCCAACGTGCAGGTACACAAGCGGTAAAAAGTAAAATTACTAAGAGAGTCAATCCAGCTAGTAGACGTTTACCAAGATTAAACAAACCAAAGTCTTCGCCATTCGGAAGGAAAAAGTTCAAATGAGATATCACGAATTTATAACAGAAGCAAAAACTAAATTAGTTGAATTTAAATTACAGCGAAAAGGATCTAAAGGTCCTGCTGTGAAAGAAATGCAAAAAATGTTGATAGCTTTGGGATACCTTAAGCCTACGTTCAAATCTAAAAGAACAGGTAAAACATTTCCTAATGACGATGGTGTATTTGGTAGTGGCACTGCAAGAGCTGTAAAAGCATTCCAAAAAGCTCAAGGCTTGAAAGTTGACGGGTTAGTAGGTAAAAATACTATTATGGCGATGCGTAAAGTTGCTGACAGAAAAGAACGTGGAGAAATGGATGCAAAGAAAGCCGCTGGCGTTGGCAAAGCAAAACAAGAACTTGACACATTAGTTAAAAATGTTCTAAAGAAGAGAGAAGATAAAAAAATTGCTGATCTTGTAGATCAAAAGATTAAAGGCAAAATGCGTAATCCAGAAATGTTTGATGACTTAAAATCTTTAATTTCAGCAAAAGGTAAAGTAAGCGGAGAAGAATTTGGTAAACTTGCAAGAGCATATGTTAATAAAGATTTAGCAATGTATGTGCAAAAATTAGACTTTGCTGGAGCATTGGACTTTATGCTACAGAAAACTACAATGTTACCGCCGGCAGAAAGAAAAGACGTTGTGCAACAAGTTATGGCAATGCGAAATGAAATTTTAGCAGTCAAAAAAATGACTCCAGACCAAGCAGTTGCAAAACATGGAGATGCAAAACAAAAGGCACAGCTAGATCGGTATAACAAAAAAATCGCAGACCTTGATAAGCAAATTAACAGAATAGATAATAGAACATTGGATGGAGTTCCAGTAGGAAGCCAAGCTGAAAAAGATTTTGAAAAGAAAGTTGGTCAGAGAACACCATACGCACTGGCAACACAAGGAGGGTAACATGAAAATAAATGAAATTGCATCAATACTTTTGTCAGAACAAGAACTTACAGTAGTGAACTCCGATGCCCGCCAAATCACACTTGTCGATCCAAAGACAAAAATTCAAACTATCGTTCCTAAAGATCCAAATAAGCCAGGTATGATACAACCTGATCCAGACGATGCTACAGGAAAAAGTTTTAAATTAGACATGAAATCAAATGGCACAGTACCCAAAGAAATTGGCCCAGGTGCAAAGGTCAAGGTCGGCGGTCCTGTACAGTGAAGTTAAATGAACTTATAGGTGATTTCACCGTCTTTACGACTATCGAAGAACAAGCCCTGTTAGATGTTATGCCTAGTGAGCCTAAGCGTATGACAGACTTTACAGACAGAGAACAAGTCATTTTAGAGAATTTAATCAAGAAGAGTTTAGTAAGTAAGATAGCACACAAGGACTATTTCTTGGTTATACCGAATGATAGATGAGCGTACACTACAACAACTTGAAGATATTGTTTCAAATAGCAAATATCTGGCCAAAATTCCTTATCAAAAAGGTAACAGTATTCGCATAGGCAAATACGTTATTAGGAAAAATAGATTCGGATATTTGATATATGATTGCCAATCTCATGAACAAAAAACTTCTACTTGGAGTAAAAGTGCGGCTTTAGCACTGGTAAAAGGTTGGGAAGAATCAAGAAACAACGCACCGGAAATACGTAGATTAGATAAAATTGTAGAAAAAAATGAATTAGATGCTATGTTTTACAGAAACACAGTAAACAAAAGCAGTGATAAATCAAGAATACTATCAGCTCAAACACGCTTAGATATAGCAAATGAGCTTATATATGATGCAAGAGTCAAATTAGCCGATATGATTATTTACTGATATGATAAATAAATATAATACGTTAGGAAAACAGCTATGAAACTAAAAGAAATTTCAAAACCACAAACAACTGCATCTCTAAACGAGAGTCTTGCAAAAACCTTTGGTCAAAGAATCAATGTTGATGCTTTCACTTTAGAACAATTACAGGACGCTCGAAATAAAATAAGAACTGAACTTAGTCAAATAGAAACAAATGAAAGTTTTGACTCTGTGCTGAAAGATTCCGACTACCAAAAGAAAAAAATGTTCCTAGACGTATTAAATTCCGCAGTAGCTGACAGAGAATCTATTTCAGAAGATAATGAAGCAGACAAGGATGACAAAATGAGCACTGTAAATGAAAAGGGCGCCAAGCCAGACTATTTAGATTTTGACAAAGATGGCGATAAAAAAGAACCTATGAAAAAAGCTCTTAAAGATAAAAAGAAAAAAGGGCCTGTAAAAGAAGGTGACGGCATTTATCATGATTGTGCTAAATCATTTAAGCATCCTAAGTTAGGTGAATGTGAGTGCATTCCGGGACAACATACGTTACTAGAAGACGGAACTGTTACTCATTATGATGTTAAGTTTAAAAAAGACGGTAAACTTTATATTGCAAAAAATGTGCCTATTGCTGAAGCAACTGATATTGTTTCAGAAAGCCATAAGCATATGCCTAAAAAGAAAAAGAAAACTAACGAAGGTATTTCACCAGTGCCAAAAGATGGAAAATGTCCAAATGGATATACACTATCTCCAGATGGTAAAAAATGCATTAGAGATAAGAAAATGGACGAAGGAAAAAATCCTACAAAAGCTCATGTAATGAAAATGGTAAAAGATGGCAAGTCCGAAAAAGAAATGATGGACATGCATTCAGATGCAGATAAGGACAAATTAAAGGCAATGATTAAAGATTGCAAAAAAGAAATGAAAGAAAACAAAGACCAAGGTAAAGTAATTATTGAAAATTATTTTAAGTCATTAATTGAAGGCGAAGAAGACAAGGCTGAGATTGTAATGGCGGCTAAGGACATGGTAGACAGAATTACAAGTTGGATGGAAGACACAGCAGAAATGCAGGCTGAGTCTATGCTTGAACTTGGTGATGCAATTAGAGACGAGTTAGGAGCATCACAATCTGAATCTTATATCCAAACTGTTAAGCCATCTTTAGAATCTTTGTATGCGGCATTAGAGGTAACACGTGGGGCACTTACAAGCGGCGTAGCCAAATTGACAGGCGAAGAAGATCCTGCACAAATGATGGGCGACGAAGCAGGTGCAGAGCCAGCAGTAGATGCTGATATGGAACCATCCATGGATGCAGAAGAGCCAGCGGCACCAGCAGATGACTTTGACGCTTCAGAACCAGCGGCAGGTGGTGAAGACGAAGCAGGCCGTGCTAAAAGAGAATCAATAGAATTATCAGTAAAACTAGGCCAAATTCTTAGTTCAAAAAAAAAGTGAGAATCAACGAAGTTACAGACTCGAGCTCTAAATTAGTTCAAGTATTAAGAACTGTGATTTCAAGTGCGGACAGAAAAGGCACTCCTTTATTTTTACATTTCACAAAACCTAAAGAAGAAAACATCAAACAAGGCGCTAAGAACCTTGACTTGAACAAACTAATGCAAAATGTAGGCGGTGAACAGTTTGATTACGGAACTTTTAAAGCCGCCTACGACACTGATCCAAGAGTCAAAACAATGGTTTCCAATTTCAGTGCAGAAGGTATTGAACCCAAAACAGCTGAAAAAATAGATTCAGATACTCCACAACAAGACACAACAGGTGACAAGGTTGCAACAATGGCTAAATCCGCAACCAACCTTGGCGATAAATTATAACTTGACATTTAAATACTTTTCGTGTAGTATTAATAGAATACGGAGAACATTTTTATGACTGATAGAACAGATGAAGAAATCATCGAACAAATCAAGCATCTGATTGAAACCAATGTAAAGCCAGCAGTGGCAAGCCATGGTGGTGTAATAGATTTTGTAAATTATAAAGACGGGCATCTTAATCTTATACTAGGTGGAGCATGTAGTGGTTGTGCTAGTAGCACTATCACGCTGAAAATGGGCGTTGAGAACATGATAAAACATTATGTTCCAGAAGTACAATCCATTTCAGCAGAAGATGATCCAAACAGCACTGTAGACCCATATTACATGCATGACCCATTTATGGAGAGATTTGACGAATACGAAGATGCCCATGACGCTGATAAGTGAAAAATTTAAATACAAACCTATAGAACGAAAACAAATTGATGGTAGGAGAAAATATTTAACTCCTGACGGAAAAGCCGTAGCTAGTGTTACAACTATACTTGATGCCACTAAAGATAAAACACATTTAATTAATTGGCGTAAAAGGGTAGGAGAAGCAAAAGCACAGGAAATCACTATCGAAGCGGCAGGCGTGGGTACACGAATGCACAAGTATCTTGAAGATTATATTGAGACTGGAGATTGGCCTACTCCTGGTAGCAATCCTTATGCTCAACAAGCCCATAAAATGGCAGGTGAGATAAAAAAGAAAGCATTGAAAGATGTAAATCAAATATGGGGATCAGAAGTTAATTTATACATGCCCAGTATGTATGCAGGAACTACAGATCTAGTCGGACAATACAAGGGCAATGATTGCATAATGGATTTCAAGCAAACTAACAAGCCAAAGAAAGAAGAATGGGTTATAGATTATTACCTTCAATTGGTTGCTTATGCAGAAGCCCATAATGAAATTTATGGTACAAATATAAAAGAAGGACATGTGTTCATGTGTTCTCGTGAATTACAATATCAACAGTTTGATGTTTGGCCTCATGAGTATGATGAATGGCGTGAAGAATGGTACAAGAGGTTATACACGTATTATGACAAACACTTCTAAAATAATCGTAGCATTAGATTACACGAATCCTTTAGATGCATTAGAAATGGCGGCTAAACTTAGAGACGTGGTAGACGGATTTAAAATTAACCATGCATTATGGAGCCAAAGTGTTTATATCAAAGATTATACAAAAGACAACGAACTTTTTATTGATTGTAAACTGTGGGATACACCAAACACTGTCAAGCAAGTACTACAAAAAATTGTAGATAAGGGTGCAACAATGGCAACTATTTGTACTCAAAACAGTGAAAGTGTATTCGAAGCAATACAGCCATTTGCAAGTATGACAAAACTTTTAGGAGTTACATATCTTACAAGTTGGGACGGACAAGAAAGAGCAAGTTTATATAATAATACTGTGGAACAAATGTGGGAAACCAGTATTGATAAAATGATAAAATATAAATTTGCTGGTGTTATCTGTAGTCCATTAGATATCAAAACTATAAAATTTGTAAAACCTTACAATCATTTAATTAAAGTTTGTCCTGGAATACAAACAAAAAACTATGAATCAAAAAAAGACCAAAAAAGAGTTACAACACCCAAAGAAGGACAGCAACTTGGTGCAGATTTCTTGGTTATTGGAAGATCTATTACTGAGTCAAGCGATCCGATCGACACAATCCAAAATATACGCAAGAGCTTATCGGCATAAATACTAATAATTAATTAGGAGCATTTAATGGCCGTTGTACAGATATCACGTATACAAATTAGAAGAGGACAAAAGAACCAAGGGTCTGGTTTACCACAATTAGCCAGCGGAGAACTTGGTTGGGCTATTGATACAAGAGAATTATACATAGGTAATGGCTCTGTAAGTGAAGGATCTCCAGCAGTAGGTAATACAAAAGTATTAACGCAATATGATAATATATTTTCACTAGCAGATACATATACGTACAGAACAGATGATGCATACATACAGACTGGCAGTTCTAGTGTTAGTCCAATTCAAAGAACATTACAAGACAGACTAGATGATACTGTAAGTGTAAGGGCTTTTGGATTAACTGGCGTCACTAGTCAAAATGCAACTGTAGGATTACAAAGGGCCATTGATCAATTATTTTTAAATTCTGCTACAAAAGGCAGTGAACAAAGCAGAGTAGTGCTTAATTTAGAGCCAGGAATATATATAATAGATGCAACAATAAATATTCCACCTTACTGTATATTACAAGGGGCAGGACCTGATCGCACAGTTATTAGACAGACTGGTAACTTCCCTATAATAAAAACAGTAAACGACAGTAGCACTCCTGGTAATTATGCAAATGATTCTTCTAGTACCTTCAACAATCAAGCTAGAGAAATTATAATCAAAGATTTGACTTTACAAAATAATACAACAAATTTAGGTATGCTTTTAGAAAGTTGTAGAGACAGTGTATTTGAAAATGTAAACATTATTGGACCTTGGCAGACTGCAGATACTATTCCTGCAGATTTTGCATCTAGCACAGGTGTAAGAATGGATTCGTTAAGTGGATCAGTTGAAAGCAGCAAAAATAAATTTATAAATTGTAAAATTACAAACTGGGCATATGGTATCATGAGTAATTTTGATATAAACAATACCGTAATAGACAAATGCCATTTTGATTATTGTGGTAATGCAATTAACTTAGGTGTGAATATGACATTAAGCACACCAGCTACAGGCAGATCAACAGGACCAGTCAATACCCTGATATCAAATAATGTTTTTTCAAATATCAATAGATATGGTATTTGGGTAGAAAACGGCACTTACAATACTTCTAAAGGAAATAGTTTTACACTGGTAGGAAATGAAGGTGGCACTGAAGCACAACCTGTATATTCATGTATTAAGTTTAACAAAGTAGGCAACCAAAGTGTATCTGATTTTTTTGCAAGAACAGAAGCACTTTCATATACACAGGCAAATATTAATTCTTCTCCGTATGTACCAGAGATACAAGGAACAATAGACTATACGGACGGATTTACACATAGTCTTTCAATATCACAAACAGGCGGAACAAAATTATTTAGACTGCCTGGCTTTGCAAATCAATCGTTTATAATTGAATATCAGATGATGAGCGAAACTTACGAAATGCAGAGAATTGGAACAATGACTATAACAACTGAAATAAGATCTACACCTACAGTAAATATCACTGACGATTATGATTATTCAGGAGATGTTACATATGAAGATAATATTTCATTCACCGCGGCGATTGCAGATGTAAATGCAGACTTGACAAACGACACAATAGATGTTACAGTAGTAAGTACAATGCCGAGCAACGACACGACACAATTCAAGTTTAGAGTACTCAATAGAAAAACTAGCCTTGTGTAATGTTCAGCCTTAGCCAATATGAGGATAGACTCCTTGAATGGGCGGAGTTTCGACAAAGCCTAGAAAAGGATGAATATCCGTTTCAAAAGGTTGTAGACTTCTATAACCGTATTCCTAGATGCAGTATTAATACTGATCCTTGGAATAAAAAGATTTGGCCTGGGCCTTGGGAATTAGTATACGAAAATCAATACTGTAATTTTTGTATAATACTAGGAATGTGTTATACATTGCAGTTAACAGAACGTTTTAAAGGAGAAGCTTTTGAGATACATATTGCAAAAGATAACAAAAATTCATCTTTACACTATTATCTCACTATTCAGGGATATGTACTTGGCTTTTCGGACGGAGAGGTTTTGCACATGAACAAGTTACCCACAAACTTAATTGTTCAAAAATCTTTTCTAATGGATAATATACAATAAATATAGGATACGAGGAAAAAATATGTCAAACGGAAATAACATTTATATCATTAAAAGAGACGGAAACAAAGAAGAATTAAATATTGATAAAATCCATAAAGTAGTTGAATTTGCCTGTACAGGGTTAGCTGGTGTTAGCAGTAGTCAAATAGAAATGAATGCAAACATACAGTTCTACGATGGTATGAGTTCAACAGAAATACAAGAAATACTTATAAAAAGTGCTAATGATCTTATTTCCTTAGATAATCCTAATTATCAATATGCCGCGGCAAGACTTTTACTTTACACAACATACAAAGAAATATTTGGCGAATATAAAACTTTACCTTTACGAGAGCTTATTGATATTAATATTGATAACGGAGTGTATGATCCGGAAATTTTAGAAAAATATACAGATGAAGAATTAGAAAAATTAGACAAATGGATTAATCATAAACGTGATGAAAATTTTACCTATGCAGGCTTGAGACAAGTTGTTGACAAATATCTTTGTCAAGATAGATCATCTGGAGAGATGTATGAAACTCCACAATATATGTATATGATGATAGCGGCAACTTTGTTTGCAAATTATCCAAAAGAAGATAGGTTATATTATGTAAGGAGATATTACGATGCGACCTCCCTTTTTAGACTCAACATACCAACGCCGGTCATGGCCGGAGTGCGTACTCCAGTTAGGCAGTTTGCCAGTTGTGTGCTCGTTGATAGTGACGACACACTTGATTCGATCTTTGCGTCAGACATGTCCATCGGTAGATACACGGCTCAAAGAGCTGGTATCGGTATTAACGCAGGACGTATCAGAGGCGTCAACTCAAAAATCAGAGGAGGAGAAGTAGCACATACAGGTATCATTCCTTTTCTAAAAAAGTTTGAATCAACTGTGCGTTGTTGCACACAAAATGGTGTACGTGGCGGAAGTGCTACAACACATTTTCCATTCTGGCATCAAGAGATTGAAGATATTCTTGTACTTAAAAATAACAAAGGCACTGAAGATAACCGTGTACGGAAGTTAGATTATTCAATTCAAATGAATAAAACTATGTATGAAAGATTACTTAGTGGTGGAAAAATTACACTTTTTTCTCCGCATGATGTACCAGGGTTATATGAAGCATACTTTGGCGATGCAGATAAGTTTCAAGAATTATACGAATCTTACGAAAGAAAAACAAGTATCAAGAAGAAGTCTATCGACGCAATGGAATTATTTTCTGCACTAATAAAAGAACGTGCAGAAACCGGACGTATCTATATAATGAATGTAGATCATTGTAATTCGCATAGTTCATTTAAGGACACTGTATATATGAGTAACCTATGCCAAGAAATTACATTGCCAACAAAACCATTGCAACATATTGATGATGATAATGGTGAGATTGCTCTTTGTATTCTCAGTGCTATCAACGTAGGTGTTATTAAGTCTTTAGATGATTTAGAAGATCTATGTGATCTTGCAGTTAGAGCTTTGGAAGAAATTATTGATTATCAAAAATATCCTATTGTGGCGGCTGAAAAGTCCACAAAAGCTAGAAGGAGTTTGGGCATAGGCTATATAGGACTAGCACATTATTTGGCGAAACAAGGTGTATCATATGATAGTAAACGTGCATGGAAATATGTACACGATTTATCAGAAGCTTTTCAATATTACTTGCTGAAAGCCAGTAATGAATTAGCACAAGAAAGAGGAGCCTGCGATTACTTTGACCGCACTAAATATAGCGATGGCATACTGCCTATTGATACTTATAAAAAGGACGTGGATAATATTGTTCCACATAAATTAAAATATGATTGGAATACTCTTCGCGAGGACATACGAACACACGGTTTACGGCACAGCACATTGTCCGCACAGATGCCTTCAGAGAGCAGTTCCGTTGTGTCGAATGCCACAAACGGTATTGAGCCACCTAGAGGATACCTGTCCGTTAAGAAAAGCAAAAAAGGGCCTCTTAAGCAGATTGTTCCGCAATATCATACCTTAAAAAATGAATATACATTATTATGGGAAATGACTAGTAACGAAGGCTATATTAATATTGTTGCTGTCATGCAAAAGTTCTTTGATCAAGCAATATCAGGTAACTGGTCATACAATCCAACACAGTATGACAATAACGAAGTACCTATGAGTGTTATGATTAAGGATTTGTTAACTACATATAAACTTGGTTGGAAAACAAGTTATTATCAAAACACCTATGACTTCAAAACGGATCCTAGTGAAGTTGAAGAGGAGAAGCCAGTGGTAAATACACAACCTATATCAGCGGAACAGCAAGACGAAGAAGAATGTGAGGCCTGCACTATTTAGGTTGACACAGTGTTTATCTGATGTTACATTATAAAAAAGGAATGAAAAATGGCGAAAACTGTATTCAATAAAGACAAAGTAGATTTCACCAAGCAGAACATGTTTTTTGGTGCAGATCAAAATACACAAAGATATGATGTATTTAAATTTCCTGTGTTTGACAAATTAAATCAAACTATGTTAGGTTATTTTTGGAGACCCGAAGAAGTTAGTTTGCAAAAGGACAGAGCAGATTATGCAAACTTTAGACCAGAACAAAAACATATTTTTACTGCAAATTTAAAATATCAAACTTTGTTGGATTCAGTACAAGGCAGAGGCCCATGTTTAGCCTTTTTGCCTCATGTATCATTGCCAGAACTTGAAGGCTGTATTGTAACTTGGGACTTCTTTGAAACTATTCACAGTCGTTCTTATACACATATTATGAAAAATGTATATGCAGATCCTAGTGAAGTATTTGATACTATATTAGATGATGAAAAGATTTTAGAAAGAGCAGTTAGTGTTACAAAGCATTATGATGCTTTCAATGAAACCGCAGATAAGTTTATGCATCTAAAGCAAGGATCCATGAAAGATGTCAAAAAGAAACTATACCTTGCAATGATGACTGTAAATATACTAGAAGGCTTACGTTTTTATGTATCTTTTGCATGTACTTTTGGATTTGGAGAATTAAAATTAATGGAAGGTAGTGCTAAGATTATTTCACTTATTGCTAGAGATGAAGCACAACATTTAGCACTTAGTACACACGTTTTAAAATTATGGCAACAAGGTAAAGACGATCCACAAATGGCAAAGATAGCAAAAGAATGTGAAGAAGAAGTATATGATTTGTGGCGTGAATGTGTAGCTGAAGAAAAAGCCTGGGCTGAATACTTATTTAAAGACGGTTCTATGATAGGGTTGAATGCACAACTTTTACATAGATATGTTGAATACATAGCTAACAGAAGACTGAAAGCATTAGGCTATGATGCAATATTTGATCAACCACAAAATAATAATCCGCTTCCTTGGACACAACACTGGTTGAGTAGTGCAGGACTACAAGTTGCTCCACAAGAGACTGAAGTAGAAAGTTATATTGTAGGCGGAATCAAACAAGATGTAACAAAGGATGCCCTTAAAGGGTTTGAACTATGATTAATATAGAAATATACGGAAAGCAAAATTGTGCTAGTTGCACAAAAGCTAAAATGTATTGCGAAAGTCGTGGTTGGAATTTTTCATATCTAGAGCTTGACCGAGATTTCACTCGGGACGATGTGTTAGAAAAATTTCCAGGTGCTAGGACTTTTCCGCAAATAAGAATACATGGCCAGAATGTAGGCGGATTCGAAGACTTTATGAAGTACATCGATGACACTGGATTTACAAATTCAGGACACGGGTAATCATATGCTAGTAGAAAATGTTTACAAAGAAGGTGATACTGTATCTATCAAAATAACATCTGGTGAAGAAGTTGTTGGTAGATTAGTTGAGGAGACATCTTCACACGTCAAGCTCAAAAAACCTATGATGGTTGTAATGTCTGGACAAGGTATAGGGTTAGCACCTTATATGTTTACTACTACAAGTGAAGACATTAAGTTTAATGCAAATTTAGTCGTAACAACTGCAAAAACTATCGAAGATATAAACAAAAAATATCTCGAAGCAACTACAGGTTTAAAACTAAACTAAAGGAGATAAGTATGAGTATACATGAACAAATCGTTCAAGCATTTAACAATTATGTGGCTGAACAAGAATCTTTTGAAACAAAAGGTGTGAAAGCCGCGGCGGCCCGTGCAAGAAAAGCACTAGGCGACCTTGGTAAACTTACAAAAGAAAGACGTAAGGAAATCCAAGAGAAGAAAAACAATATGTGATCAGATATGGCTATGCGAGGTGGTCAAACCTTCAAAGAAGAAATACAGCCAAATAAAAAATATAAACCATATAAAGGAATCGGTCGGCTAATACATGGTCGGCCGGTTGTCTTCTATGCAACTGATGATCCTGAATTTCAAATGTGGATACACAGACGAAAAGAAAGAATCCGGTTAGGAGTGCTTTCTCTGTTCTGGGCATCATTTGCTTATATTGTAGTAGACATTTTTTATTTGCAAGTATATAAAGAAATGGTTGACAATACCATTCGATATATGTTATAAATATAATACAACGTTGAAGCAATTCGAAAGTTGGACTGGACCCGGGGGCGGTACCCGGCGCCTCCACCAAAACACTTTTAAGACGAGAGTCTTTTTATGGGGGCGAAATAGGATCGACAGGCAGTGAATAGGAAAGTGGAGTTGTCCGGATGTAAGCTCGGTTAACGCGAACAAACTTTATAAATGCAAACGAAAACTTTGCACCTGAAGCGTTCACTTCTTTAGACATGTCTATGGACAGTGAACTTATCGCCGCTTAATAACCGGTGAGCTTCGCGGTATGGTTCCACCGGGCAACAGAACGGGCCATTCCTTCCTTATATAAAATAAATACAGTATGCTTGTACAAGAAATCCTCATCGAGAAAAAAGATAAAACCGCAGACTTAGGGCAAACTATTATAAGTTTGTTGAAGAAAACTCCTAAGGCAAAACGTGCAGGTAGCCAAGGGCAATTCCAAAACGATCCTGGTAAGATACATGCTAAAGCAAGAGCATACTTTAGGACTTGGTGTAAAAGAAACGGCATGAAATATATCAATCCTAACATAATGAATCGTGGTGGAAGTAAAATACGTTTTTATACATTTGTAGGTATGATGCAAAAAGAATGTGGTCTTCCTGTATCAGGTGTCCTTGACGTGTCTACTATGAGAGGATTTTTGGAAAATTCAAATAGATTTACAGACAATTATATAAACAGTAGAGTAGAGCAATCAATATCTTCTAGTTCATCGTCTGTTCCTAGAGGCTGTATTGATGTTGTAAAGGCAATTGAAAATCCGGTTAATTTATGGACAAGTGCATATGCTAGTTATCATGATATCAACGGGAGGCTAGATAGTGGTATTGGTCCTGGACAGGTAGAACCTAAAACATACGGTGATGTTAAAGGTGGAACTTTTAATTTTGCAGACTGGGATGACGTGACAAGTATTCAAAAATTAACTACATTGATGTTAGAAGCAATACAACTGAAAATGGGATTTGCAGATAGAATTGCTAAAAAGGGCGGGAGAGAATTTGCAACATTAGAAGACTTTGCAAAAGCATGGAATTACAAACATTTTGGTAAAGCAAAAAACATTTACGGAGATAACAAGCCAATGCGTCCTGAAATGGTTACAAAGTCTCCGCCAAAAAGACCCGACGATCTAGGTAAAGAACCTAAAGCACCCAAAGTAGATAAAACTTCAATAGATAAAGCAGTAACTAAAGCATTAGAACCAGAACAAAAACCTGAAGAAAAACCAGGATACTTTAGTAGACTTAAAAAAGGTTTGGGTAGTATGGTTCAAAATTATTTAGATTCGGATAAATGACGAATCCTCCGGAAACAATAATATATGTTGATCAACCCCGTGTTTGGTGTATGGGAGAAAACATGGATCATCCAAAAGTTTACTATACCATTCCAGAAAATGGTGAAGCAGTATGTGGATATTGTGATATAAAGTACAGATTAGAGGTTGACAAATCTGATAATTCGTAGTATATTAAGTTATTATGAAATTTGTATTAGTATTAACAATTTTAAGCGTTTTCAGTGATTTAAACCTAAATATTGTAACAAATAAGACGTTTGATACATTAGAAGAGTGTTTAGATCATGAAATTCATATAAATTCTGTGGATTTCAATTTTGGACTAGTATGTATAGATGACTGGGATTTGGAAGAATTCAATAAGGATATTCCTACAATATACTTGTCAGAGAATATTTTACCAAAATAATTGACTTTCGTGTAAAGTTGTTGTATATTGAACACAACATTATAACAAAGGAGTAATAATGATCATGAGTAAAACAAAAGCAGTTGGTACAAAATTCTTTTCAGAAGGTACCCAAAATCAAAAAATCTTACAAAACTACTGGGGAACTGGTAAAACATTTACCACTTTAGATCTTAAGAAGAAATTAAAGATCGCTTCACCTGGTGCTAGACTTACAGAATTAAGAGAAGCTGGCTTTAATGTAAAAGTTAGTTCAATCGATTCTGGTAACGTAGGCAGACCAGCAGTAGCTTACTCTATTCCAAGAAGAAGAGTAACTGTATAAATTTAACCAAAGTAGGTTGAAATAATCTAAATTGTGTGCTACAATGTATAAAATTAACTTATTATGCGGAGTAGCACATAATGACAATGCATCTAGCAAGAGGGCTTACTACTGTAAATACTAAGAAGCCCAAGAAGAAAAAGCTCACCCCTGAGCGAATAAAAAAATATCAAAAATCTTTGAAAGACCATAATAAACACATGAGACGTATAGGTGCTCATGATTTACAGATGGATTTAGAGCAGTACATTGCTTACTGCCATGGTGAACACAAACCGAGAAGAAAAGCCGCTCCAGTTGCGGATTGGTATCATGAAGGCGGTACAGTTTGGGAACGTCCAACAATAGATGCACCAAGCCTTAACAGTGACAAGTCATTTGCACCGTGTGTAAAAAAAGAATCAATACAATACACAGGTGAAAGAAGATTAGTAGGTATAGCAACTATGCACAAAAGTAATATGGTTCCTGTATTTGCTGATGAAGACGATCGGACAGGATCGAAACAAGCAACTGAAATCGCAAAAATGAGGAGAGGATAATGTTCCAAACAAAAGAACAAGCTACCGAATGGGCACTTGATCAACTAAAAAAATACGGGATCAAGCAACCTTATGAATATTCTGAAAAAGAGCTTCGTGCTTTAAATCCGGATATTCCTGAACAGTTTATTAAAAACCATGTGGAAAAAAGGAAGGAAAAAACTAATGTTAGTGTTTAAAGAATTCTACCACCATTGTAAATATATTATGAGGTTGATGATCACATTCATCGTCTTTGTATTCTACGGTTTTTGGATGGTACCTATAAGTTGGGCCCAGGCCGTGACTTTAATGAATGCAGTAGAAGGTGAACTATATACTGAAGTTTCTCACCCTCAGCTATACTGTTTGGCAAAGAACATATACTTTGAATCCAAATCAGAGCCTATAGCTGGACAATATGCCGTCGCGGATGTTGTTCTTAACAGGGTAAAAGACACCAGATTTCCAAATACAATTTGTGACGTTGTATATGAAGGACCTGTGAGAGAAAGTTGGAAAACACAAAAGCAAAAGGACTTGCCTGACTCAGAGAGAGTTTATATACCCAAAAGAGATCGATGTCAATTTTCTTGGTGGTGTGATGGTAAGTCTGACAATATAAAAGATAGTGATTCCTGGCGCAAATGCCAAGAGATTGCTTACAGGATTACTAATGAAGGTAAGCATCGTGGAATCACTGAAGGTGCAACTCACTATCATGCAACTTATGTCAATCCAAAATGGGCACCTACTTTGGATTTGATTGGCAGAATAGGAACACATATTTTTTACAGATGGCGATAAAATTAAAACACATAATACTTTACCTTGGGCTGTGGATCCTAACAACTTCTTCAGCCTATTATTTTGGAACGTATAAACCAAATCAAAAAGTAATAGTAGATCTAACAAATAAGATAGCATCAGAGATTCAGAAAGACTATGCACAACACAAGTTATTTGAACCTGAGATAATTTATACTGATAATGAAAGTTTTATGAGGGCAGTAAATAGTTGTGTTGATTTTGTTAACTTGACAACATCACCTGCTAATAGAATACAAAAAGATATCATAATTGCAATGGCTGTTATTGAATCTGGTTATGGCACAAGTAGATTTGCAATACAGGGTAATAACTTGTTTGGCATTAGAACTTGGAACAATAATGAAGCTCAAATGAAACCTAAAGATAACCCAGATGCTGAATGGGGAGTTAAAACCTATATTACTAAATGCAAATCTGTCGCTGATATGATTAGTATTATAAACAGACTTGAAGTTTACAATGCATTTAGGTTAGAACGTCAACGGCAGTTAGAAGAAGGCATTGTCGATCTTGATCGAATGATAGATCATTTAAGTGCCTGGAGCACCAATCCAAAATATACTGCTCTTGTCAAAGAAAAAGCAAAACAATCAGCTGAACTATTTTCCAAAAATTAATTTTACCAAAAAACATTGACTTTAGTATTGTGCTATGTTATAGTGTATACAATACTAACGAAAAGGCTCATAAGGAGGCATAATGGAAACGTTCAATAAAGTAAAAGATTTTCTTGTCCAAGAAAAAGACAAGATAATAGAGTATCAGACACAGTCGTGGGCTGATGCAAAGATTCAACTGGCAGACAACCAAGAACAGATTACAGAAATGTTCAACAAGGTTGTTTCAATCTTTAATTAAGGAGGCAATAATGAAAGGCATAAAACTAGGATTAGCGATTGGTGCAGTTACACTAATGAGTGCTTGTTCAACTATGACAGAAGTTGAAAAAAGAACTTCGTATGCAATGCCCAAGTGGTATGAAAAATGTCAAGAAGCTGGAACTGATGGTTGGTTCTGGTGGAAAGAAGAGTATGTTTATTCCTGTGGTGCAGGTGTAAGTGTACATCATCAAGCGGCAGAAGAGGAAATGAAAGCATTTGCTTTGAATGCCTTAGCACAGAGAATTAACGGCACTGTTGATTCAGAGACAATAGTAAAATTTAACGGTCAAAAGAAAAGTTCTACAACAATAATTAAACATATTGTGCCTATGACTACTATTAATGAGTATGTTCAATATGAAACTTCATGGTACGAGCTTAATGGTCAACACTATAAGTTTGTAAGAGTAAAGATGAAGAAAGAAACTTTTGATACACTTAAATCTCAAGCTCAGCTAAAGAACAATGCATAAAATCCTACTCCTTATTGGAGTAGGCCTCATTGTTACTGCATGTAGCTCTGCTCCTAAGTATGCAATAAATGAAAATAATTATTGCTCTACAAAACAAAACATTACTGTAAAGAATGGTGAGCAAGTTGATAGTATCACTAAAATAGAGTGTGACGATTCAACTGTGAAAATATTTGCTAAAACAACAGGTATATCAGATGACTGTACAAGATACAGACAAAGATATCTTAAAAACGGAAAGACTAGAAATGCTAAAGGAATTTATTGCAAAATGCCGGGTAGCGACAGTTGGGAGCTTATTGAGCCTCCTTTGCCTCATTAGCACAGGCTGTTCAACCCAAAATCAATACTATGGGCAATTCACTACTGCTGATAGAACCCATTCTGGCAATTCACTTTATCACTTGTTAGGTAACGGAATAAAAAATAGTGCTTATTCTGTGCCAAAAAAAGATAGGAATAGGCACCAAAAATGTGTTTATTTTGTATTAGATAATTTAGATGCTGGTGAAGGTTGTACTTGGTATAGTCCAGACAATAGTGCTAAAGGTGTAGTAGCTATTAGAATGATTTATCCACAGGATAGCAAAATGTGTCATGTATTATATAATACTGTACATTACAAAGGAAAGCATAATAGTTGGCAAGATACTGCCTGTTATAATGCCGTGAGAGATAAATGGACATTTATTTCAAAAAGCTAATCCAGGTAAATACTACATGTTCTTAGCAGTTTTGACATTAATCACTGCATTATCAATTAGTGCAGTTGCTATATATTACTCGGTAGCAGGTTTAGTAGCTATTTTTGCCGCGGCCGCAGTACCAATCATGATAATGGGCGGTACTTTGGAGATAGGCAAACTGGTGACAGCAGTATGGCTACACAGACATTGGGAAAGGGCTACTTGGTGGCTCAAAACCTATTTAAGTATAGCAGTAATTGTTCTCATGGTTATCACGTCTATGGGAATTTTTGGTTTCTTATCTAAAGCACATATTGAGCAAACTTCTGCAAGTACTGAGTCTATAGAAAAGATAGAAAGACTTGATACGGAAATCAACAGGCAAGAGCTTATTATTACCAAAGCTGAACGTAAAATAGACGAAGCTGAAAACCAAGGTGCTAACAAAAACGACACAATCCAAGACCAAATCGACAGAGAACAAAAAAGGATTGATACTGCCTACACACGAATTCAGCCATTAGTTGCAGAACAACAAAAAATAATCCAACAAGAAACAGAAAGAAAAGATAGTAAGTTAGATCCCTATCTTGCACAAATATCAAGTATAGACGAAGACTTGGCTACACTTTCAGATTTACTTAATCGACGAGATAGTGAAAGCATAAGACGTTTACAAAGTATAGTTGGAACAAGAGTAGACGGCACTTATGGTAGTAGAACTGCAAAACAAGTTGAAAATTATAGAGAAGGTTTAATTGCAAAAAGAGAAAGCATTCTACTCACTGTTCAAAAACTAGAAGAAAAAGATTCTCCTATAATTAAGGCCGCAAACGAAGAAATAAAAAGACTTCGTGATATAGCTGAAAAAGAAATTGCAGACTCTAATAAAGTAATAAACAAATTGCGTTCAGAAATAGGTAGTGTTTCTCCAGATAACAACACTGCACTGATAGAAGAAAATTTGCTTAAAATTAAAAAAGCAAATCAAGAAATAGATACGTTAACAGAACAAAAATATTCTTTAGAAGCTGAATACAGAGCTTTAGAAGCTGAAGTTGGACCTATCAAATATATTGCAGAATTTATTTACGGTGAAGAAGCAGATAGGGATTTACTAGAAGAAGCAGTGAGGTGGGTGATTATCATTCTTATAGTTGTATTTGATCCATTAGCAGTATTATTGCTAATTGCAAGTCAATATACTTTTGAATTCGCCCGTCCCAGGAAATCCAATAAAGAGACTTGGAAAGAGTATGAAAAAGCTCGTGCTGAAAAAATAGTTGCAAATTCTAGTTTTGAAAAGGAAGAAAAAAATGATACACAACCTATTGACGATCCAGTTCCTCAATCTGAAAATGATAGATCAGATGATGGGAACGAAGCTAGAGACGACTTACAAGAAATTAATGTGGCAGACGATGAATCAAATAGAGAAGCCAATAATGAGGCAAGTGTTCCAGAACGGGAGACAGTGGAGGAAGATGAAGGACAGGTTTCTAACACTACCCCATTAGACCCAGGTCATATTGCAACCGGTTATAGTGAAGCATGGGACAATCACAACACCAAAACAGAACCTGAACTTATTCCAGCACAACCAGATCCAGTGCCAGAGCAGGTCGAAAAAAAAGAGTTATCGTCGGAAGATTATCGATTAACAAAAGAGGATCTTGATGCTCTTGATGAACTAGATGATTGGAAAGAGGCAAAACAAAAATGGAAAATAGATAATCCAGGAGAAGAACTTAAAAATTACAAAACTTGGTATTTACAAGGTAAAATAGATAATCTTCCTTGGGAAAAATATCTTAAAGACGATGACACAGTTCTAAAAAAAAAGAATTTGAAAAAGGATCAAGAATAAAACCGGATCTGACTACAGTAATTGAACCAGAAAGCTATATACAAAATAGCGAACAGTCTGATAAAAGTATATGGCGAAAAATAAACAATGAGTGATATTAACATAATAACACCACCCGATATTTTACACAACAAAAATTTTTCAGTATTCTTATTATATCCCAGTTTGTACGTAAAAGAACAATTCCAAGAAATACTTACAAAAAGCAAGAGTAGATTTAACGTGTATATGTATCAAGATCCAAACGGACAAGATATAGACTGGGTTTTGAATGTGCATAAATTGAGCCAAATAGTAATTTTGGATTTGGATAATCTTCCCCCATTTTGGAAAAAATTAGAATCATATTTGGTAAGTTTTGGTAACACTTACTACTTGACAAAAGCCGAAGAAATAATGTATAATAAGATTAGTGCGAATAGAATATTTGCAGTAGAAGAAATTGAATCAAAACTCGGAGGTAAATTTGAGATTTAATACTAAAAGAAAATGGAGTAAAGATAACTATACTCCAGGAGACGGTATTACGGTAATTGTCCGTAATAACGATGTTAATGCCGCTTTACGTAAATTTAAGAAAAAAGTACAAGAAGCAGGTATTATACAAGAAATAAAAGAAAGACAATGTTACGTCAAACCAAGCGAAAAGAAAAGGAAAGCAAAAGCGGCAGGTAGAGCACGATGGCTGAAAAAACAAGCCAAAGAAAAAATAGATCGTGGATACTAAGCCATGGCAATGCACACCGAACTTTGGTT